TCTGGAGCACGAGATAATCTGTATATAACAAGACTATCCTCAATCATCCGAAGTTGATTAAGTGCTTTAATTGCCTTGTGCAAATATGATAAAGTTGATCCCTTATTTCTATCTACTAATCCAGAGGTACAATATGTAATTGCATCTTTTGCAATTTTAATTCCATTACTTGCACCAGTTGCATTAATATTACCAGTAGGATATGAGCCTTTAGGATTGTATATGAAATATTCATCAATCTTTGGGAACTCATAATCCATAGGATTATCAGTCTGTATCTTAGTTAAATTAAATTTATCGTCTGGATTCTTTCTTTCTTGTCTAACATAACGCATTTTTAATGCATCTATGTAACGTAATTCTTGAAGACCTTCTTCAGGTTTCTTTAAATCTATAATCTTATGGTAATATAATCTACCATCTATATACCAATTCCTATAAATTTCATGTGCTTTTTTATCAAAGTCTAAAAGATCTTTAATAAACTTAAACTCATCTCTAATTTTATTCTTAATTCCATCACTTGCATTTAAATGATCTAGATCTATTTCAACAGGAGTGTCATTTAAATCACTAACAACTGCTTCATTTACAATATCTTCAATAGCACTATCCGCTTCAGGATGAAGTGCCATCTCACGATATCTTTTAATTAAATCAAATTCGGTTTTATAAACACCTTCAATGTCAACATAAGAACCAAAAAAACCACTACTCATATAATGGTCATTCCCGTCCTCGTTATTTGGAGGAACGGGAGAAACCGCAGTAGGAGATAGTGGTTCGGTGTCCTCTATCGAGAACCCAAATAACTTAGCCATGATTTATTAAACTTTATACTACTATTTAGTTACCCATTTGGACCGCCAGCCCCAGCAAAGCTGTAAGACTGAACTTGGAAGTCAACAGTAAACTCTTCTATAGTATCGCTTGAATCGTAAGATAAGTCAATAGCAGACACTGATGTTGGAAATATATCTATAAATTCATATTCCTTTAATACTGCATTTGCATCTCCAGCATTAGTCTGACTATTTGGAGTTGAACCTCTACCAAGTTGGAAAACTTTAGCATTGGTCATATATGCAGATGGATCTGTTGCACCAAGGTTATTATCTAACTTAGCAATCAAATCTACCCACTGCTCCATAGCATTTCTAATTCGGAAATTTTCATCATTAATTATAGTTACTGTCCAAGGTTCGATTGTCCTGTCTCCAGCAACTTTAAAAATACGACCTCTGAACGGTACATCAATGTTTGCAATAGTAGAAGCTGGCATTGATGCTGCCTTACACATATATCTAAAGATATCTGCGTCCCAACTAAGTCCTGCAGGTAGAGTTGTGAGTTCTACCTCAAACAGATTGGGTCTTGCGCCGCCACCTATCAGTGCCGACTTAAAATTAGAGATGGTCTTGTTCTCTTTGGTGGATGCCATAATTTTTTACTCTCCTTGTTAGTTATTTAGATAGATTAAACACGACCAGCGACTTCTTCAAAACTTACCCCAGTTCTAGTAGCAACGAACGTAAGTGTTACGTAGTTGATAGACTTGGCAGGTTTCAAGTAAATGTCTGCTCTGAACTCATTATTATCAATAACGTCAGGAGTGTTATTTGTAGTATCGCAAATAACTAGGAATCCGTAAAGTCCTCGTTTTGCTTCAACATCCCTCAGATAAGGTTCAACAATGTTTCTGAAGTTCGCTCTTGTTAATTCATCATTTAACTCAAAGAGTTGTGCTTCTGCAGCTTTCTGCAGTGCTTGCTCGATAGTAAGGAACAGACGACGAACGTTAATTCTATCAAATGCTGATGCATATGCTAGAGCAGTCTTATCTCCGAAGAGTAGTGTTCCTGTACCAGGTTGAGTAATAACGGAGTTAATTCTCAATGGATAAAGAATATCTCTTTGATCCTTGGTTGGGTTGTATGCAAGTTTAATTGCATTATTTAAAATACCTCTTTGCTGTCCAGCAGGTGAGAACCAAGGATAAGCAACGATATTTGTGCGACACATTAGTCCAGCAATGTCTCCATTACAAGGAATGTATCTAAACTCATTATTAAATCTGTCGTAAGTGTACTTATATCCACTATCAAAGATTGCATAAGATGAAGATGAAAGTGGACTGAAGTAAGTAGTCAGATTAGTTGTCTGAGTAGTTGTGTTTGTAATATTTACAATGTCTGATCTGTGTGGTCCAATAGTAGCAACACAATCCTTTCTTGCTCCAGCAATTCCAATTAAATGGTTTGCTTTTGCCTGAGAAAGATCTCTTGCTCCAAGACCTGGCCCCATGATCAAGTAGTCAACTGCTACTTCATCTTTGTTTTCAAACTTACTATAAGCAGTCTTAAGATTGCTTAATTCAGCTTTCATTCCACCGTTTTCGCCAGGTGCGGGGATTGTATTATCATAATCTTGACCACCGCCTAATGAATAAGTAACATTTCCAAGAGAGGAGAATGTTGTATCTTGTGCGTTCTGTCCCCATAAACCCTGAGCAGTTGTATAGGCAACAAAATTAGTACCAAATCCAGTTGCTCTTGGATTTTGTGGTTGTGCTTGAGCAGTGTTCCAGTAAAGATCTATTGCTTGTGATGGATTATATCCAGCATAAAGATTAGTAGAGAAATCTGCAATATACTGTTTGTAGTATATTTTTTGTGGAGCATTTACAGCGGAAACTGCATCAACTGCCTTAGAAAGACCTACATGCTTCTCAAGGATAGAACCTTGAATTCCAGTAACAACTCCAAGATCATCAACTACAGCAACGTGAATTCCATCTCCTTCACCATTTCTATCAGTAACATACTTGTTAGAAATTGGTTTTGGTGCAAGTGTTTTCCAGAATACTGTTGAGTTATCTAATCCAAGAACTTGCTCATTATACCAATCAAGTACAGAAGCTGGTGTAAATGCAGCTGCGGCAATACCACCACCAGTTGTACCAGTGTTAATACCCGATGCATTTACAAACCAAAGACTGTCTGAAGTATCAAATGCAGCATATGGAGTATTTTCTGCATAATCAATCTTAGTTTCAGTTCCTGCACTAGAGACTCTAGATACAACCTTAACTTCAACTGTTGAAAGACTATTTGTTGCATCAGTTGATACACCAGTAACAATACCTTTCAGATATCCACTAAACGTAGCAGTTGTTCCTGCTCCAGGAATAACTATATCACTTAATTCTGCCGTAACACCATATCCAATAATAGCACCAGCAGCATAAGGAGATATTGTTGTTAAACCTATAATCTGATCTGCTTTATCATCAATTGTACAAACTTTTAAACTGTTTGCCCAAGATCCAGGAGTTTTTGCTCCCCAGTAGTAATCAGTTGCTGATTTCCAATTTGCATTATAATCATCGTAGTTCTTAATCTTTAATGTACCACCACCTTTAACCGTAGTTGATGCAATACCAACACCAGCATTTGAGGTGCCAAGATTATCATCATCTGATCTACAAACTTTTAGTACTCCTCCGTATGACAGGTATGATGCACCTGACATCCAGTATTCGTATTGGGAATCTGTAGAAAGTGGTTTTCCAAAAGTGTTAATTAAGTCGTCTTCTGTAGAAACTTGTATAGGATCTTCAACGGGACCTATTCTAAAAGGTCCAGCAATTGCGCCGATGTTATCTAAAACATTCTCAGCTCTTCCTACTGTTAAGTCAACCTCTCTAGTCAGTACCCCAGGAGATAATTGAGGAGTCGCCATGTTTTCTTTCTCCGAGTCTCAGTATTAATCTGAAATTATTTATTGTTTAAGATGTTTACATATAGTCCCACATATATGAGACATCTCCATATTCATCGGTATTCCACCTATCACCATCCTTATCTACAAAACTAGTATCATCCATTCCATCCGATATAAACCCAAAAGGTGCCATATCTTGTTCTATTTGATTCTTTTGTTCCTCATATAATCTTTTTCTAACATCCTGATCCGTAAGTTCTTTAAAATAATCCTGTGCTACTAACCATGCATATATGACAAGACACATAGCCAAGTCATCATTACATCCGTCTTCTGCTTCAAATGAATTGCTTTTCTGGATAAAAGTAGTTAATTCACTCAATATTTCATAATCACTGAATATCAATTTATCAGATTCTATAACAGTCTTTAAGTTAAGAGAACCAACCTTCTTTACAGTTTTGGACATCTTAACACCAAGTTGAGTCTTCTTACCAGAAAATCCCTGACCTACAACTTGACCTGCCCTACCTCTCATAGAACACATTAAAAGGTTTTCATATTCTAAATCATAATTTATAATTGCTGCTACCTGATCTCCAACATCATTTACTTCACATAAAATAAATGCTTGATTATATTTTGATGCTATTTCATATATGATACTGGGAAATAGCATAGGTTTAATTTCATTATTCCTATACTTTGCTACTACCCTATGAGGAAACTCTGTTATATCTATAACTACAAAAGCTGAATAATCTTTAGAAACACCACGAGCAACGTCTACTGTAATTACATAATCGTGTTTTGATACAGGATCTTGATAGACATCCATTCCAGCATTTCTGGTTTTGGGATTTTCATAAACAAGAGTTCTTAATTTACTAGGTGCAATAAGAGTATCAACAGATCCTAAGAATTCGCATTCAAACTCAACCTTAAATTGTTGTTCTGATGTGTTGGCAATAGTCTGTTCTCGCCACTTATCATCTCTACCTGGAACTTCTGACCAATGAACATCTGTGGGGATATACTCATTCTTTCCTCTTTCAGCATCGTGCCAAAGACGAT